AAGCAAAAATAGGTATCCAATTTGGGTTGCTATCAGGCACTATTTTACTCCAGACAAACGTACTCCCTATTACTCCGGTAGCAGACAGACCTGTCACAGCAAATGCTTGATTAACACTAACAGTGCCTACCGCGCCGGTGCCTGTTACCCCTGTTACAGAAAACCCAAAGTCAATTGTTACAGTGCCTACCGCGCCTGTACCTGCCAGACCTGTCACAGCAAATGCTTGATTGACACTAACAGTGCCTACATTACCTGTACCAAGAACCCCGTAGATCGGTGTAGCCACCGCCCCTATCGCGCCAGTACCAGCCACGCCTGTCACAGGTATATTTGCAGATAAATTAACTGTGGTGGCACCAACCGCACCAGTGCTAGACACACCCGTAGGGTTAGCGTTTATACCAACCCTTGCGAACGGAGCGCCTACTGCGCTCGTCCCAGCTACGCCCGTTACAGGAATAACGCTTACAGATACTATGGATACAGTGCCGATAGCGCCGGTAGAATTTAAACCTAGCGCAGATATATTTCCATCTGAATCAACTACAATAGTAGCAAGGGCTGAAGTACCACTAACACCCGTTACGGAAACATTAGCTACTCCTGTAGTAGTAACACTGCCTACCGAACCTGTAGCGGCAAGCCCTGCGGTACTTACCTGTTTAGATACAGATATATTTACAGAACCTACTGATGTAGTTCCGTTAGGTACAGTTTGACCAGAACCCCAGCCATTTTCACCCCAAGCACCGGACCCCCAGTACCCATTTTCTATGAGGACAGTGACCGATAAGCTGCCGAAAGGAAGAACGCCCCAGCCACCTGCACCCCAAGGATACCCCATAGTATATCCTTTGTTTAGGCGATACGAATAATAGCGTTACTCGCGTTTGCCGTTGGCATAACTACAGTAAAGTCACCGGCACTTGCGGCCTTGTCTGAACCAAAGTCCAACACACAAACGGTTGGATCACCTGTTGCTGCTTCATTGTAAATCAACGCTCCGCGCACAGCCGAGATACTCACGTTGGAAAACACAACATTGTTCATGTCTAAAAACGCTGTTGTACCAGAGTTTGTAGGTGTTACGGTAGTTACCGCATTGCCTTTAGCAGTGTAGTTTGTCCCGCTAACCTCATTACCCGAGGTATACGCAGTGGTAGCCGCGTTAAAACTTGCGCTGTTGGTATACATAGCTAACTTAAAGATGTTAGATGCCCCCGTGAAATTGTGAACACCCTTCAAGAGTTCTGTTTTGAAAGAAGTACACATAAAGTTGCCATTAAAAGCCATTTACATTTTCCTTATATATTCGGCTAGCTTTTCATGACCAGCATCTTTGATTGCATTATATACAGTAGTTCTATCACTTTGGATAGCCTGTTTCATGTAGACGGCGATTACAGCCTGCATCTGTTCCTTGTACGCCAAGGCTTGATCTTTTATTGCGGGAGGGGCATCGTCTGCTACTAGCATTAGACGATCCGCGCAAAGTTTAGCAACCTCTTCAGGTGTAAACCCGCGGTTATTGGTTGTCGTAACTTCAACACTACCAACAGACATTTCAAATGGCATGTTCATGTTCTAGCTTTCCTAATCGGTCCATAACGATATTCATCAGCAATCTCTTGCCCTTCCCCTAGGTTTTTGAGTCTAGACAATCCCTCTCTAAAACGACCTTCATACAAGGTCATCATATCAGCATCGCCCTTCATATATGTGTACGCTTCAGACAAACATCCGTACAACAATGTCATTCTCCCATCGTCACTAAGCCAAGTGGTGGTGGTGTCTGGGCTGATGGCCGTAATAACCCCTGATGCTCCGCTGCTTGATCCCGTCACTGTTTCTCCAACAGTGAACGACCCGATGGGAACTCGAACTGCAAGTAAAGAAACAGATGTGACGGATGTAACAATAGACGTTTGTCCGCTGCTTGATCCCGTTACTGTTTCTCCAAGAGTGAACCCGGCACCCCCAGCAGGTCTAACCATGGTCAGCGTTATCTCGCTTTTGGTCAAACTTTTCGGGCGATAAAAATAAGCCAACTCCACCGAGTAATTAGAATCTGGCGTTGGACCAATAATAAAATTGGCATCATCAAATTGTGCATAATAAATAGGAACGCCCGTAGTTGCAGGGTTCGGAGTATATGTTTGTACATAGTCTAAGTCTTTAAACAACAGGAAAACTTTTTCGTTATTAACTATTGTACTCAACGAAAAAGGCGCCATGAAGTCAGACGGGGTTTCTAAAAACTGGTTATCTTTACTTAACGTCCCAGAAGAGTTTTGTTGAAACGTAGTAAGTTGCACGTTTTTTAATATTCTTTCTTCCGTCAGTTCTATGAACAAAGGAAGGTTGCGAAGAAAACCAGTTTCATCGTTCTCAGTGTAGTCTTTGATTGCTGTCTTTAAAGTCGTATAAGTAAAGCTCATGACATCACACTATTGTTATGTTTCCCACCATACCACTGTGGTTGGTGCATTGGTAGACTAAAGAAGAGTCAGAGGGTTCATGCGGAACAATGAACTGTGTTAACCCTGTAGTGGAATTATAATTCTCAGTAACCCCTGTTGTAAAATTAGAGCCCCCTGCCGATACTCGTATCTTCAAAGGATGGGCACTTACATTAGCCGCGTTATTTAAAAGGTACGTGTGACCTTTGTAGAAAGTAAAGTTTGGGTTGTTCCCAGAGGTAGCTCCAGGTCCTGTAAATGTATAAGCAGTTGATCCGTTTACACCAGCAGTATATTTAGTTACTGGACCAGTTGTCTCGTCGTTTAATCTAATCCACGCGGCGGCGTGCCCAAAATATAATCCACCTGTCGCGTGAACATGCGCCACTGCGCCATGATATGACCCAGCACTAGGTAAGTCGCTTAAATTAGCGTAGTAAAAAACAATCTTATTTGCTCCAGAACTTACGTTTATAAGACCGTTACTGTCTATTATATCTGTGAGTGTAGAGCCATTACCAACCGCTGCATATATCTCAGTGAAGTTTGCATTTATCTTAGTGGCACCAGAGCGTAGAGTGTCTCCATTGCCATCATTTGCACTGCTTCCTATACCTACCGTCTGTTTGGTCATGTCTTATCCCTCGTCAAAAGTATCTGTTGTTGAGTCTAACGTAATAGACGTACTGTCAAACCTTGGTGCGGAAGAGGCGGGTACGGTGACAGAACCTACCGCGCCAGTACCTGCTATACCTGAAACGGCAACACCTGACACTACAACTGTTACCGTGCCCACATTACTTGAACTATACACACCTGAAACGTTAGCAACGTCTTCCTGACTAGCGCCTATGGTAATAGTAACTGTACTCACTTCGCCTCTAAGAACAAAAGAGTTGGGTGTTAAGACCCCATCTCCAATACCACCAACAGGGTTCCATCCATATTGAAAGTTTCTTTGATCTTCTAGATTAGACTCAGGCCGTGGGTTTTTTAATGCTTGAGGATCGGGACCAACGCGAGGAGGAAAAAGTTGCGGATGCTTGGGCTCAAATTCATCCTTACCCACCTTAGCGCCGGTCCACTCAACGCGCATGTCTTTCAAACGATACCGAAAACCGGATCGATCTGATATTCCATAGGCGTTCTTGTCCGAAGCATATGCCATGCTAGACCCTCAAGTATTGGAAGCTGGGCTGTAGCTTTAAGGGAACTCGCGCCTCGTCTTCATCTGAGGCTCGTTGGAACTCTTCCTCGTATACCGTCTTTAGCATTTGAATACGATCTGGGGCTCTTTTCATTGCGATGTAATACGCCAAGCCAGCCACCATACAAGGGTAGAACCTAAACGGCATATCCGTAGTGTTAACCAGCGTATTTACATCATCAATGCGGCGAACGTAATGGTAAACCAGTTGATCAGTGGAGTTCTCAGGTGTAGCCCAAAGGTTTAAAATAGGCGTAATCTGGCGATCAAAGTAATACTGGCTAGGCCGGCCTTGAGTAGTCTTGTCGGGCAGAGTGACATACTCTCCACGGCTAATCCTTGTGATCTCAAAGTCTGTTCCATCGCGGCGCAACACAATCTCCAAGACATCCACAACATCCGCGGCCAACGGTATGGCGCTAGTCCCTTTCGTTAGATTTACCGTTTCCGACTTAACAGTCCACATGTTTATGCCCCTGTTTGCCCAATCAGCGAACATAAGGTTTAAAGATCTACGAGCGGTACGAGCATCATAACCAGTGCGGACTTCTATCCCGCAGCGTTCATATGCCTCTTCGATAACCTCACCAACATCGATGTTAAAGTCTCTGGTTCCTGATACTGTCATGGGCTTAACTCATATGTGGTTTCTGGTTTGTCTTAACCATTACTACGCCACCATTTCTATAGCCTTGGACCTTACCACCCATTGCCATGCCTTTAGATTTAACCTTACCGCCCATCGCCATGCCTTTAGACTTAACTCGGCCACCCATCGCCATGCCCTTGGCTTTGACCTTGCCGCCGCCGGCCATGCCCTTGGCTTTGACCTTGCCGCCGCCGGCCATGCCTTTAGATTTGACTTTGCCGCCGCCGGCCATGCCTTTAGATTTAATCATTCCACCGTTCCTTTTTTTAATAACGCCTCGTCCAATCATTATGTCTTTCTGTGTGATCTTGCCGTCACCGCTCAAGTCTTTCATCGCTTCACTCCTTTGACCTTAGCCTTTTTAGTATTGCTAACAACGGTTTTTCCTTTTTTGCCAGCCGCCTTCTTTTTCTTAGCAGTCGCAGATCGATCACCTTTAGAAAGAGAACGTGCTTTAGCCAAAGGTAAGCATCGGTCAGGGTTCTTTTTATTCTTAGAAGTTCCGCACTCACCCTTGATACTACCATCCGTACCTATTCGCACCCATTTTTGATCTCGCCATTTCTTTAACTCACCCATTACGCTTTCTTCTTCTTGCTCTTGGAGCCTTTAGCATAGTTAGGATCTTTGCAGTACTTAGATGCCGCCATGTTTGCGTAAGCAGAGGGGTATGTGTCAAAGGTGCGCTTGGCCCAAGCCTTTCCAGAAGGACAGATTTTACTGCCCTTAGACTTAGCAGAAACATCGCCACCCTTCTTGTAGTATACAAGACCCTTCGGCGTTTTACCGGGGGGGGTAGATACTTGCTGTTTCATTTGAGATCGGCTCATGGTCAAGACCAGCTCTCCTTTGTAAAAATTCGTTCCACATCTGCTCAGTTTGATGCGCTACAACAGAAACGTTTGTTTTAATTGATACAACTTGCACCCCCAGCCAACCGCAATACCCGATTGATATTGCCGCGAGTATTCCAAGGAGGGCATCTTTAGACATCTCAACTACTTCTCTTAACCATGGTTTTAAGAGTTTTGGCCTGCCCCGCGTGGAGCTTTGAGGCTTTTTTTAAACCTTTAACAATCTTCTTAACTTTCTTCTTATTGCCTTTAGTCAACATTAGCACTTCCACCTTTTTCTAGCCTGACGAAGACGGCTGTTCGGATCCTTCGCGGCCTTGGGAAACTTCTTCATCTGCCCCGCAGAACGAGCGCAATAAGACTTTCGGCGCTTCGCATCCTTGCTGCCCTTCTTAACAGTACCGGTCACAGCGGTCTTTAACTTAGAACCAGGGTTTGCAGCGCGGTGGGCCTTTACACCCTTCTCAGTCATTCCCGCCCCAGACTTAGTGGGGCGGTAATTTTTCTTGTTCCGCTTTATGGGCTTGTCGGCCATGATCTAGGCGTGGAAAGCAGTAATCATTTTTGCCCCAGAGACATCATACTGGACCATCAAATTACTTTTAAACAGAACACCTTCTTCTGGAATAAAAACATCGTCCGCAGCGTTGTCAACGCCACTAGTTCTTGTGCTAAACAAGGTAGTGGTGGGGCCGTCCCCAGGAGCTAGGCCATTCATAAAGTCTACCCGTGTGGAAGACCCAGTGGAAATAGTGGTGAAGGCCCTCAACCTAGCCCTTCCTGTAATGAAGGTAACAGTGGATAAGTTAGTAATTCCCACAGAAACATTAGCGGCATACTGGGCACTACATGTAGCAGAAACAATAGTTTTAAAATACCTAGACCCAGAAACAGTCGCAGCACTTCCCGTAGAGACTATTACTTCTGTTATAGACTTGTCATTCAAATCTGTTCCAACGATAGTTACCGTTTTTGCATTATCTGCTGTCCCTGTAGTGGTCACAGTTAATGTACGGGCTGTAAAAGAATTGGACGAAGCGAACTCAGTGTTGGCTAACGTAAATGCACCAGTTGGCCTTGCTGCCACCGCGATGAACGTGGTGGAAGCAGCCTGTACGTCTTCTGCCGTTGTAGCGGTAATATCTGAGCCTGCCATAACAGAACCCTCCTTTAAGCTATTAGATAGCGTCTGCGTCTTGCAAATTATTGGCCTGCACATAAGTGAACGTCACAGTAACTTGACCCGCAGTAGCAGCCGCTCCCGCAGATATAAGTGTTGCCGTGATCTGGCTGTCACCACTAAAACGATCTGCTGTATCCAAAGACCCATTGGCTAAAGTTTTAGTTTCCGCAATTGCTTTAACATTGGTATTTGCAATAAGAAATTGAGTCGTCTTGCCCACAACGCCAACAGAAAGAGTTGCTGTGCCACCCGCGTTACTAGCTATAGCCACTCTTATTGTGACACCGAGTAGCTGTGAATTATCTGGAATGACGCCGACATTGTAGGTAGTTGTTCCAGCGGCAACTTTTGGGTCAATCATAATAGATTGAGACATCACAACTTGGCCCGTGTTCTTTACGTTATCGCCAACAGTAGTACCTGTTGTATTTTTAATGGTTCCAGCCTTAATAGGGCCTGAAAAAGTAGTAGTACCCATGTTGTTCTCCTGTCGGGGTTAAGTCAGCCACGAAAGGCGGCTGTCAGGGATGCTGGTACGATACAACAGGTCTGGACAAAAAGAAAGAGGCGATCCGAAGACCGCCTCAGTTGGTATACACAGGGAGGGTGTATATACCTTTTATACGCCAGGAGAACCAAAGACGCAACGAGGATCCGAAAACCCAAAGCTGTAACGCTCACGGGCTTTAAACCGCATGTTACCAGTGTCAAAGTCCGCTTCCATGTTGGTCGAAAGAGGCGTCCGCTCAAAGTGGATAAATCCACGGGGAGCATCGGTCAAAACAAAAAACGCATCGGGGTCATTGAGGAAGTCGTTAACGGCATAACCGCCGGGCAACATTCCCATAGATCTCATTGCGTTTGTGTCATTGTCCGCAGTACCCGAACGAAGATTAGAAGCGAGGATCCGCTCTGCAACAAACTGTAGTTGCCGTGGGACAATCATCTTCAGACCACGAAGAGCAACCTTCAAACCACGCTCATCAACGAAGCCAGCGATGTTGATAAGAGCGTCCTCAAGAGAGGTTTCGTTCAAATCAGCGGCTGAAACGTTGTCAAGAACACCACCGTTAGTCAGTGGGTGGGTTGCGGAACAAAGTGCGACACCGTCACCACCCGCAGAAGCACCCGCAGTAAACGCATTGTTAAGAACCGCAGCGGCTTTAACTTGCTTACTGTGAGCCATCGAACGAGCAAGGGCTTTGGTATAGCGTGATCCAAGACGATCATAGAGATTGTCCTCGATTGCTTCCTCAGTAATCGAAAAGGCCAACGCCAGAGTTTCGTGATTGTAACGAGCGGTGTACGCTTCGTTGGCATCATCGTAACTTACGTTTGAACCTTCCGACTTAGTAGGCGCGGCGCCAAAACCCGAAAGCATAACTTCTTCCTCGAACGCTCTGTCCGATGATTCAGTTGTGTAGATTTCCGAGTGTTGACCTTCGTACCGGTCGTATTCCATTCCAAACAGTGCGTTTAGGCCGGGTTCTAGCTCTTTCGCTAGTTGTGCGCGAGAAATAGCCATAATCTATACCCTTCCTTATACGCCTGTTGTCGTAATAGTGGCCGCTACAATGGAACCCGTAGGCGCATTGAAGTGGTTGTTTAGACGAACGATTAATGGAATGCCAGCAACAGTAAAGTCACTATTTTCTGGGTCATCAAGGACGCCCACAATACGACAGAACAATGTGTTGGTAGCTGCGATGGTATTCAAATCCACAGTTGCGGAAGACATACCAGTAGTGTTTGAACCACTGTTACCTGTAGCTAACGCAATGTTAGCAAAGACCCCTGCACGAACTTCCGTTTCAGTGTTTGCCCCAGCAACAACGTTAGACGTTGCAATGGTAAACAGTTGTGCAGGGTTGTCGTAAATAAACGCTTTTACAGGAAAGTTAGCGTCCGCGCCAGATCCAGGCCAGTTATTGGAAAAGATCGTTTCACCAGTAGTTGAAGAAACGTATTCACATCCATTGAACACACCAATAGTAGACACGTTACCGCCAGCCGCAGCTTGCAGATCGTCAATGACCCCCGCGGCCAGCGGAATAACCGCCATACCTTGGTAGATCCTATTAGTGTTTCCAGACGCGATACGATATTCAGTCGTACCAGTGGTGTTAGCGGCGGAACCTAAAACACCATACGGGCGGAACCCGAATGCGCCATTAGTATTTGCCATGATAGCACCTCAAAGATTATTCGGAGCCGCTTCCGCGCCCTCCGAAAGTTACACGGGATTGCCGGTTATTACTAATCGGCATTGAAGGATGTTGCTCCTTCATTAAATCAGAATCTACAGCGACCATTTGATCTCGGGTCCGTAACCCGTAGTAATCGGCTCGTTCTTTCGCTGTCTCTTCAGGTAGTCTGCAAAGCATTAGTCCACCGTTTCCGATTATCCCAAGGTACTGTCCCTCATCGATAGTAGGGAAAGCACTGTCGGGGTACTCATCTGCGCGAACAGGTTCCCATCCTTCGCGAAGTTTGGCATAGACATTAGTCTTGTCTTCCTCACCACGCATAGATACTCGGATCCATCGTTGCACATAACCCGCCGGGGGGTTGGGAGCCTCTAATCGTTGGGGCGGAGCCCATGGTTTACGCCGCTCAGTCTTTTCACGAGTTGAGCTTTCTCGATTTTTTCTTTCAGTCATGGTCTAATCCTTCACAAATTTTGCGTATTCAGCGAGAGGAACGTTAAGTTTCTTCGCCATAATAACCTGCCTCTGGGTTAACCGAACCGATTTAGTACGCTTCTGATTAGTGTTACGAGAGGCTGAGGATGCAGCAGAAGCGACCTGAGCACCCCCTCCCGATTTCTTAACGGAAAATTTACTCGGAAACTCCGAACGCATTCTCTTATCTACTTCTGTATAGTAGTCTTCTGACGCTGGGTCAAATCCTTCCTGAGTTACCATCTTATTGTGGATGGCAAACACGGAAGCGGTCATGACATCGTCATCACCAAACCACTTGTTTTTCTTGGCCCAAGCATCGGCTTTAGGATCAACTTGTGGCTGGGCTTGCTGTGGCTGTGGCTGGGCTTGCTGCTGTGGCGCTGGCTGTTGAGCTTGCTGTTCCACCCGTTGTTTAGCGGCGGCAAACCGGCTTTCATCGTACTGAGCCTTATTCAACGCTTTCTGCGCTGCCAACATAGCCTCGGTGTCACCTTCGTCCGCGGCTTGAAGATACGCTTTCTCCGCAGCGGAAGTCTCTGACTGAACACGGTTTCCGTATTCGTTAAGGTAACCAGAGTCTAGTTGTTGCACCCGAGCTTGTAGCTGCTGGTTCTCCGCGGCTAACTTCTGCGCGACCTTAGTAGCTTCTTCTCGATTGACCTGTTCATCACGGTAACGCTGGTTAAGCTGGCGTATGCGTTTCTGCACACCCTTGCTATATTCATCCAGTTCTTCCGGATCAGCCGCCGCAGGCTCTTCAATAATTTCAATTTCAGGTTCAGACGTAGCCTCTTTGGGCTCCTCATCCGTACCTTCAATCTCAATTTCAATCTCTTCTTCTACCTCGTTAGACATGTCTGACATCATCTGGCTCCAGCAATGTTGCGATCACTTCATCGTCATTAAGGATACGAACCTCCCCACCCTCGATCTTAAACCGAGATCCGGAGTACCTACCGATACAAACCCATTGGCCTTCTTTACACCAGGGCTTACCTTCAAACTTGTTTTGATCCTTGTAGGCAAGGGGGCCCAACTTGAGAACGTATGCCACAACAGTAGCAACAGTTTCTCTCTCCCGAACTTCATCGGGAATATGTAGGCCAGAGGCTGTCTTTGATTTTCCTTGATATGGCATGACCAAAACCCGCCATCCGGTAGGTTGTGGTAATCGTTCCATCAAGGGCTTATCCAGAAGAGATGGGTCTAACACCCGCGCTTCTGGGGGAACATATGCTGTCTCGGATACGTCTTTAGATTTTTTGTCTTTAACGCTTTTAGCTACATGTTCAGGAAGATATAATGTCTTCGACATCGTCTTGATTCAACTCCAACAGGGTCTTGATTTCTTCTTGCGCGTGGGAAAGGCCCCGAATTTCCCCGACAAGCATCTTGTAGTCTTCCCAAGTTTTAACACTACCTTGGGACATAGCGAAGGAAATGTCCTTCTCCCTTGCACGAAGAACTTTGTATAAGTGCTTAGAAAAGTCTATGACATCCATGACGGTATCCGTATGGAGGTCATATAAGGTTGTCAATCATCGTTGTATATATTGTCGAAGATTTTGGTAACGTCTAAAGTGTAATCCAAGTCAGACTTAGAGTAATGTAT